TCCCGTGGGGAACGTGACGGTAACGGGGCTGCCGCCGGAGGTGCCTTCCAAATCGACCTTCAGGGCGCCGTCGACGCTGATGAGTAAGGCCGTGCAGGCCACGGCCAGGTCGTCGGTATCGCTGGGGGTAATCAGCGTGGCGAACTGGTAAGGCGCGGCGGGGCCGTTGTTGAAGCCGGCCAGCGGGGTTGATGCAACGACGGCCATCTCAGGTTACCTCTTTGCAAGAGAGCTGGATCGTGCGGTCGCGCTCGTCTACGTTCTGCGTGTCGAGCACGTTGAAGACGCGCAGGCCGCCTTGCGGGAAGGCCGCCGAGGCGGGCGCCTTGGGGTCGTGGACCAACAAGCGCATCTTGGTCGAAAGGCCGGGCTGATAGCGAATCGTCACGCGATGAGTCGTATCGGCCTGCACTTGGCCGCTGGCGAATTGCTCCGTGCCGACTTGCGGCTCGATGCCGGCCCACACAATCGCAAAGGTCTGCCAGTTGACGGGCGGCCGTTCGTTGTAAGCGTTGTTGGCCTCGGGGGCGTCGAGGCGCTGCAGCTCGACGCGGCGGCGGAGCCGGCCGGCGCGGAGGTAGACGGAGCCGGGCATTACTCGTACTCCGCCGGCCAGATACTCATTAGCTCGGCCTCGACGGCCAGCGGGACCGAGCCGAAAGCGCCGGCCTGCACGGCCTCGCGGTTTTCGTACCAGTGGTTAACAAGCTGTTTGATGGCCAGCCGCACTTGTTCGGGGATGGCCGGCTCGACGGTGGCGCCGCCGCTGTGGGCCTTGGCGAAGGTCGCGGTAAAGGTCGTCGAGGTGACGGACGAGACGGCCAACGTCTCGGCGACCGAGTTGCCGTCGAGGCGGTCGATTTGCAGGATGGTTCCCGCGTAAATGCCAAACATCGAGGCCGGCGATACCGTCTGCACGCCGGCGGCCGTCGGGGCGCTAATCGAGGTGGCGCCGCCGTAGCCGGCGACGAAGCCAACCTGGACGCTGGCCAACGACTGTTGCACGATCGGCCAGATCTGCCCGAAAGCCGGGGCGACGCGGCCCGGCTCCGTCGAGGTATCCACGTTGTAAACGCTGGGATCGACCGTCGTGCGCAGCTGGGTAACGCTGTCGATATAGGTAATGCCCGTCACGGCCTGCGCCGGCGGCCGCGTCAGGCGGATAGACGCGCGGTCGGGATACCACTGGCCAGAGAGTTGTGTGATCGGCAATCTCTGTTGCCAGATTGCGTCAGACTGATATTGCCAAACCGCGGAGGAAGAGTAGCGCGGAAAGCGGTCAATCGTGCTCATCCAAGCCGCGGACACGAGCGTGCGGTTGTACGCACCCTCGACGTATTGCCGTGCCGCGCTGATCAACCCGGCGACCACGTTGTCGTCGTCGGGAATGTCAATGCGGCAATGCAGCTTGGCCTCGGCCAAGGTCACGGGCTCGGCCGCCGGCGGCGTAAGTAGTGTCAAGCCGCGCGTCACGGACGCCCCCCGTTAACCGTAAGAGCCAGCCGTGAGCTGAGCGCCGACGAAGATTTGTCCCGTGCCGGCGATCGTGCAGCACGGGAAAAAGCCGGTTTTCACGGTATCGACGATGCCAAGGATGTATTTCCCCGTGGCGTCGGTGATCGAGCGGAACGCTTTCTTGCTGGTCAGCGTGCCGAGGTCGGTTCCCGATGCGCCGGTGCCGACGGTGCCGCTGGCCGTCGTGCCGGTCAGGCCGATACCCGTAGCGGCGTCGGAGAGCCAAACGTCGATCGGCACGACAACGGCCAGGTTGTTGCCGCCGCCGTCCTTGAGCTGGATCGTGATTGCAGTTGTGTTGGCGCCGTTGGCCGCGTTGCTGATCGAGGCCAGCATGGCCAGCGGGTTCTCGTTGCCGTCAAATTCAATCGCGCCGTTGGGGTGGAAATTCCCCGACTGATCGAAGTATGCCTTGTTGGGATGATGCCCCTTCTCCGTTGCCACGGCCGCCTCCTCTCTGGGTTCGCCTTGTCTGTCGAAATGCCACTACCCGCCGGCGGCTTACGTCGCGGCTTCGGCGACCGCGGACGCAATGACCGTCGCGTCGATGGCGGCGGGCTTGGTCTTGGCCCGGTAGAGGATGGCGAGAATGGTGTTCACCACGGCGTTCTGCGTGGTGCGTGAGAGCACGCAACGGCAGAACTGTTTTTGCGGTTCCACGACGTCGAGCACGATGGCGGTATTGCTCGACGTGGCGGCGGTGAAAGCCGCGGTGGTAGCGCCCGAAATGTCGGCCTCGTCGGAGTCGTTGGCCAGGGCGCCGTCCTGCGCCTTGAGGGTCAGCACACAGCCGTCGGTGACGGCGCCGAGGTCGGCAATAAACATCACGCCGTCGAAGCCGGTCATGTCAACGTGGGTCGCGGTGACGGCCGTTTGGCCGGCCGCGGCGCCGTTGTTGACTTTGACGACCTTGGTGTCGGTCAGCAGATTGGCCAGGGACATTGCTTCTCTCTCCTCTGTTGCGGCCCCGCGGCCGGGTTATTTGCGAACCAGCGGTCGGACGCTGGCGGTATTCTCGAAATGCTTGTAGCGCGGTTCCTCGGGCGTGCCGAGGTTGATGGTGGCGACCTCGACGACGCGGGCGGCCTCGGCCTCCTCGCGGGTCGGCTTGGGCAAGGGGTGGTCCTTCAGCTCGGCCGCCAGGCCGCGGCTGATGGCGCGGCGGGCGTCGACCAGGGAGACGTCGATCGTCTCGCCCTTCTCGCAGCTCCAGCCGGGGCTGGCGAAACTGCACATGGCTTTGACTTTCACGGTGTCGCTTGCCTCGGCGGCCATTGCGAAAACCTCTAAAAAAACAGGGGTTTGGCGCGGCCCGGACGCTCCGGGCCGCGGGTCGGTTAATGAACGAGAAACTTGATCGGATGTGTCCCTGCATCTAGTAACTGCGAATCGGCCCGCTGGAACATAACGAAGGCTTCCTGGTCGGCGTCGGCGAAGCGCTCGACCAGTCGGCGCAGGCGGATCGAGGACACGTCACGGATGACGAACTTCTTGAGCGCCCCGTAAACGATGGTCTTTTTCCCGGTGGAAATCGTCGAAGTCATCGACTGATTGATGTAGTAGGGGTCGTTGTCGATGGTCCCCGGCACGCCCCCGGCAAGGCCCGGCTGCCAGAGGTATCTGCCAAGACCGTCTTTTAAGAGCTTAATACTCAGTAGAATCTGATCGTTGAAGGTCCAGCCGACGCCGGGCAGCACGCGGTAAGAGGGATCGACCGAATGCTTGAGCTTGTACAGGTCGTCGGCACTGATGGCGTTGTTGAGCGCGGCCGTCACGCCGGAGGTCGCCCCGGTGACGTAGCCTTGCGGCTGGCCGGCGCCGCCCAGGCCGAACGTGAAGTCGTCGGCCTGAATACGGCCGATGCGGATACCCAGCAGTTCGCCCAAAGTGGCGGCCAAATCGAAGGCGCTGTCCTCCATCAGCTCGACCGGAACAAGCACCAAATTGCTCGTGTACTTGTAGGCATGGAAGATGGTTTGCCCGAAGACGACGTCGTGGCCGGAGCTGGAAACCGTGGCGTTTTCAACGATGCGCGTCCCCTTCTGGGTCGTGTCGTTGACGGTCGGCCAGGGCAAATCCTGGCCCGACGCCGTGCGCATGACGGTCGCCCACTGCCGCGGCTGGGCGTAGGCCAACAGCGCGATTTCCAGGTTGTTGACGAACCCTTCCGGCACGGTGAAGCCGCCGGCGGTGTTGATGTTCAGCGCCTGTGCCCGGTTTTCCGCAATGAAACGGCGGTTCGTCTGCGTGTCCTGAATGTGCAGGTCGATGTGCCGGCGTTGCAGGGCCCGCTCATAACCGCACTTGGCCAGGGCGCGGCGATGTTCCTTCTTCAGCGCGCGGCCCGTTTGGTGGCGCATCCAGCCCTGCAGCGCCACGCAGCGGTCCTCTTCCGTCACGCCCTCGGTGAGCCAGCCGCGGTTTTTGAGGGTGCGCTTGGCCAGCTTGGCGGCCCGGCGTTCCTGCTTGGAGAGCTTCTTTACTTCCGCGCGGCCGTCGGCGTCGTCGCGGCCGATGGTGAGGTCGCCGGCCGGGGCGGTCAGCTGGGCGTTGACCTTTTCCGCCCGCTCGGAAATCTGGATTTTGACGGTCAGGTCGTCAAATTCCTTGTTGGCCTTTTTCCAGCTCTCTTCCTCTTCCGCGGTAAAGGCACGGTCCTCGGCATGGATGCGGTCCCGCAGCTCTTGAATCCGCTGGGCCGGCGCGACGAGCTTCTCGCGCAACTCTTTGACGCTGACGGTGGTTGGCACGGGGAAAACCTCGCTCTGCTGGCCGGGAGCTGCCGGAAGAGACAACCGGCGGCGGCCCGGCGATGGTTCCGGTGGATGAACACTCGCCAGCAAGCCGGCCCGCCGGTCGCGGCGGAGGTGAGCTTGCGCAATAGGCGGGGTCCTCGGGGGCTCGGCCCCGTCTCGCCCGCGAAGGGATTCGAGTTGTCGCGGTAAGTCTAAAAAAGGTGGCCCGGCGAAAGCAAATCAGGCGGCCAGGCCGGTGAGTTGCACGGCCTGCACTAGAAATCCCCCACTACCAGAATGTTGGCCAGGGCGTCGGCCGTTTCTCGGGCTATGCGCAATTGCGCCTCTTGGATGGCTTTGGATTGCTGAAGGACGCCCTCGATGCGCTGCTGCGGGTCCTGACGGTTTTGATCGTTGCGGAAGGCGGCCATGGAGCTGTAGGCTTCCTTGCTGCCGGCCAGGGCGGCGCCGGCGAACTTGGAGTCGCCGAGGTGCAGGTCCTTTTCCAGGTGGCCCAAAGCTTGCGCGGCCGCGGCGCCGTAGTCGTCCCAGCTGATGATGCCGGCCTCAACTAGCTCGTTGAGGTTATCCATCGACTCTTGCAACTTGTCCTGCGGCGTCTTGATTTGCTCCCATACCTTGGCCGCACGGTCGTAAAGGGCGGTGAAGTCGTCGAGGCCGCCGCCCTTGGCGGGCGCCGGCGGCCCCATCGGCGTTTTGAGTTTCTCGCCGACCTCGCGGAGCCGCTCGCCGAGCTGGCGGACCTTATCGGCCGCGCTCTGAGCCGCGTTGCCGGTTGCTTCCAGGCCGAGGCCGCCGGCGACGGCGCCGCCGCGGCCGCTGCGGAAGGGCCAGGTCATGGCGGCGAAGGCCGTACCGGCAATGGCGCTGACCTCGGCCAGCTTGCCGCCGAGGTCCGTCACGGTCTTGATCAGGCCGTCGGCGGACTCGATCAGGTCGGCGAAGCCGTCGGTCATGAAGGCCAGGGCCTCGGCGGCGACGGCGGCCCAGCTCTTGAACAGCTCGGGAAAGCCGCCGACCTTGCCGGCCGCCTCGTTGATGAACTTCAAAAACTCCGCGGCGATCGGGCCGACGGCCACGGCGAAGGCGTTCTTTAACCCCGCCAACGTGCGGTCGAGTTGGTCCAGCGCTTTCGCACCTTCCCGCGCGGACTTGATGTCGTCGTCGGAAAAGAGGAAGCCACGTTGGGCGGCTTGTTCCTTGAATTGCTCGATCCCGGCGGCGCCCTGTTTGAGGAGAAACAGGATCGGACCCACTCCCTTCCCGAACACGCCGAAGGCCGCCGCGGCTTGCAGGGAGGGGTCCTTGATCTTGCTGATGGCGTCGGCCACGGCGGAGAAGCGCTCGGCGGTGGTCAGCGCGGCCAGGTCCTGAACGGAGAGGCCCAGGCGCAGGAAGGCGGCCGAGGCTTCCTTTGAACCCATGCGGGCCTTGCCGAAAGTTATGTTCATCTTGTTGATCGAAGCCAGCAGGGCGTCGCCGGAGTTGCCGGCGGCGAACAAGAGGCCCGACAGGTCGCGCACGGAGATCCCGAGCGAGGAGGCCTGTTTGCCTAGCTCCTTCATTTGCCCCCAGCTCTTGCGCAGGAAGGCCAAGAGCGAAAAGCCGCTATCCACAATGCCGCTGATAACCCCACCGATGAAGGCCAGCGGGGCGCCCAGGAGAGGGATAGCCCCCAGCCCGTCGCTGATGGTCTTGGAAAGCGCGGCGAACGTGTCGCGGGCCGTCTGCACCAGCCCCTTGTCCAGGGCCTCGCTGACGGAGCCGGCGAACTTCGTCAGCTGGGCGCCGGCCGCGGACAGCCCTTGCGTCAGCTTGCTGACGTTGGCGTCGATTTGAACCGCCATGCGGGCAATCGTGGCCACGGGAACTATCCCATTGGATGGTAGGGTCGCTTACAGGCTCAGCCGCACACAACGGGCCCGCGCGTCGGCCTGATGGAGAACGGCCCGCTTGCGCCACAGCTCGAAGGCCCGGCGGGCCTCGTCGGGGTCGCCGGCGCCGCGGGTGCCGGCCGTGGTGCTGTCATAAGCGGGGAAGACCACGGGCCCGACGTCGTAAACCCGCTCGACGGAGTGGATCTCGCGGACGGTCATCTTGCCCTGATTAATCCAGCGCTGCCCGTCCTTCGTGCAGGTGAAGCTAAACGAGCTGCCGCGCAGGTCGCCCCGCTCGATCGAGGCAATCAGGCCCTTGGCCAGGGGCGCATCGGGCGGGGTGATCTGGTAGCGCAGGCCTGCGCTGGTCCGCTCCAGTTTCAGGGTGCCGGCCGAGGTCCGGCCCAAGAGCATATTCGGGTCGTGGTTAAACAGCGCCACGCAGTCGGAGCCGGCCTTTAAGACCTCATCGAAGGCGCCGGGCATGATGCGTTCCACGGCCCGCTCGTCGCCGTAGCGCCATAGCTCGTATTCGCTGCCGGGGTCGTTGCGGTCGTAAAAGACACTGGCCAGGCCGACGATGTAGGGGTAATCACTGCCGACGCGCTGTTCGAGCGCCACGGCGGCGGCCAGGTTCAGGGTGCGACGCTCCATTTTCCGCCCTCGTTAGTCTGCCTTGTAGTAATAAACCTTGACCCGCGCGGCCCCCAGCAGTTGCCAGGCCATCAGCCGATGATGGCCGTCATAGATGTAGCTCACGCCGTCTTTCTCGACGATGTAGGGCCGGTCGGGGTCGAGGCCCTTCATCGTCTCGACGTCGGCGCCACCGAGCTTACCCGCTTGCTCGGGGTCGATGACGAATTCCTCAACCCGCTGGCGCTTCAAGGTTGGCCGCGTGGCGACGAGCTGGCGGAGCTTGACGGCGGCTTTCTGGGCGGCCTTCAGGTCTTCGGGCTTGGCCAGCTCCTCGGTTTTGACGGATTTGGCCAGGGGGAAGGGCACGGGAACGCGGCCGGGGTCGTCTTCGGCATCGGGCAGGCGGTTCAGGACTTCCAGCGCCTGCGCGGGCGTGCGGCTCGGCGCATTCGGCTTGGCGCGGGCCTCGAAAACCTGGCCGGCCAGCTCCGCGGGCCGGGAAGTTTCCAGCCGCACGCACACGGACTCGACGTTGGCCTCCAAGGTCGCCGGCGAGCTGCGGCCGGCGACCTCCAGCAGCTCGGCGCGGAAGCCGTCCAGCAGCTGGGCGGCCAGGGCCTCGGGCGTGCCGTCGCCGCCGAGCTGCCGGGTCGCGGCCACGGCCGGGGCGAGCGCCTGCACGACGAGCCGGCGGTTTTCCTCGACGAGGGCGTCGAGGCCGGCGCAGTAGGCTTCCGGCTTCTTGGCGACGCGGCGGCCGGCGGCGGCCAGCCGGCGGGCCATGCGGGCCAGGGCGTCGGCCAGGACGTCACGGGTGGCGGCCAGCAGCTCGGCCGGCGGCCGCCGGCGCTTCTTTTTCTTGGGCGGTGGCGGCGCGGGCGGGTCGGTCGGAGGTTGCTTGCCGCCGTACTGGCCGTCGTCGTCCTGGCCGTTGCCGGCGGCGCCGCCCTTCATGTTCAGGGGCGTCAGGTAATCGTCGCCGCCCTCGCGCGGGTTCATGCCTTCCTCGCCGCGGACCTCGTTGGGACTCATCACGCCGTTCTGAACCATTGCGACGTAATGCGCCGTGCGAGCCGTCAGGTTGGCCCGCAACAGCCGCGAGCGGTCGAACTCGATGCAGTGATCCAGCGCTTTTTTCTCAGCTTCGGTCAGCAGCTTCGCCCAGCACTCCGCTTCCCACGCGGCCAGCCAGAAGCCGAGGCCTCCGCCGTCATCGACATACGCCTCGTTCTCTTGCTCCAAACTGGCGTAGCTCGTGCGCGTGTCGTCGCCGACCTTGTGCGGGGGCACGCCGAACCACAGGGCCATTTCCGTACGGGAAAAGCCCTTGCTTTCGAGGAGCTGGCTATCGCGGGCGTTGTGTTGCAGGACCGTCAGGTCCAGGCCCTCTTCGAGGATGGCGGTGCGGTGGGCGTTTTCGAGGCCCGAATGCATGCGCTCCCAGCTCTCACGGAGGTTGATGCGGGCCTCGGGCTTGAGGCGGCCGGGGTGCTTGAGCACGACATTCGGCCGGGCGTTGTTGCGGAAGAAGATCGAGCCGAAATTGTCGAAGGCCAGGGCCAGGCCGATACTCTCGCGCATCTTGGCCACGACGGAGTAACCCACTAGGCCGTCGAAAGACAGCCCTTTGAGGTGGAACATATCCTCGGCGCTGACCTTCCGTTGCCGGCTACCGACCTCGGTCACATACCAGAGCCGCTGGTTTTCCCTCACCGGGTACGTCTTCATGGGCGACAGCGGCCACAACTCCAGCGGCCGGCCGGCGCCGTCACGCTGGATGTAGGCATAACCGTTGCCCTCGGCGATGGCGTGCAGCGTCAGCACGCGCTTAAATTGCAGGCTCATCAGCTCGGGCGACGTCTGGTAGCGCAACAGCCGGTAGGCGGGGTGGTCTTTGGCATGTTCCTTGCCACGGTCGCTGGTGCGGTAGACGCACAGGGGCAGCTTGGCCACGTCGCCCGAGAGCAAGGACGTGCAGCGCCAGTAAGGCGCATAGGTCAGGGCCGTTTCCCGGTTGACGTTGACGCCCGAGCTGGCCCGGAAGCTTCCGAGCGAGTCGAACAGCCAGTCGTCGGGGGCGCTCAGCGGGGTGGAGGGGTTTTCGAGCGAGCGCCGGAAAAGCGAGGTGAGCAGGCCCATTGACGCAATTCCAGGGTTGCGGGTGGTCGTCGCCCACAAACCCTGATTGCAACCGGGTCCGTCTTCCCAAAGCGAATCTGTAACCGTCACGACCCGATGGTGACAATAGCATAGCGACAACGAAGCTATGGCCGCGCTACTTGGCACCTCAAGTGCTGGTTGAGGCCTCGGGCGATGTGGCCTAAGTTATGTGGTCCACCACATAACTTCGGTTATGTGGCCAAGTCGCTTATGTGGCGTCCACCGGCCTTCCTTCGGAAAATACCGGGTGATTGGCCCGA